GAACAACTGCTCATGTACAGAGTTGGGATTACGATCAAAGAATACTTAAAGTTACAAGACCTAGTGGTAGTTTCGTTCCTGGAGAAGCAGTTGTAGGAATTGGAACTACTCTAGGTGGAAGTGATACTAAGTATATTGTTAAGACTGCATCAGATCAAGACGAGGAAGATACATTTAATGAGAATACTCCATTTGAGACTGAAGCAGACGCAGTTTTAGACTTTACTGAAGACAATCCATTTGGGGAGTTCTAAATAGTTATTATAAGTAAACCACAACATTATGTTAGGACAATATTACTATCACGAAATTATTAGGAAGACTATCATAGCATTTGGTACTCTTTTTAATGCAATTGATATTCAACATAAGAAACCAGATGGCACTGTTCATAGTAGTGTTAGAGTTCCTATTGCTTATGGTCCAGTTGAAAAGTTTCTTGCAAGATTAGAGCAAAAACCAGATTTAAGACAGAGAGTAGCAATAACTTTACCTAGACTAGCATTTGAAATGTCTAGTATTCAATATGATAATTCCAGAAAAGTTTCTACGATGCAAACCTTCAAAGCATCAACCACTACTGGTACTAAAGTTGCAAAGAAACTTTTTATGCCAGTTCCTTATAATATTGGATTTAGATTATCAGTAATGACACAATATAATGAGGATGCATTACAAATTATTGAACAGATACTTCCATATTTTCAACCATCATTTAACTTAACAGTAGATTTAGTTAAATCTATTGGAGAAAAAAGAGATATTCCTATGGTATTGGATAATCTTTCCTTTGATGATAATTTTAGTGGTACATACGATGATAAAAGGGTAATTACACATGATTTGAATTTCACTGCAAAGACATACTTATTTGGTCCCGTTCCTACTTCATCTGAAGGACTTATTAAGAAAGTTCAAGTTGATTATGCTGCACGTACTAACGATAGAAAGACTGCTTCTAGAGATCTTAGATATACTGCAGAACCAACTGCTACTAAGGATTATAATGATGATGCAACTACAGTCCTTGCTGCAAATCTTGATGCTAAGAAGACTGAATTTGATGTTGGTGATGCAGTAAGTCTTGTTGAGAAGACATACATACAAATTGATAATGAAACAATGTATATTAGAAAAATTACTGGAAATACATTGTTAGTTAATAGAGGTGAATATAACACTATAATTGATACTCATAATCAAGGTACTGCAGTTAATGCTATAAATGCAGAAGATGATGCTTTATTAGATCTTGGTGATGACTTTGGATTTAGTGAAAATAGATTTGATTTTAATGATGGTAAAACTTATAGTCCATCTAAAGGAGTTGATGTATGAGCAAGTTTGACAGTATAAATGAATCTCTTGACATTGAAGTTGTAGATCAAGCAAAAGATGTCATCAAAGAATCAAAAAAGGAACTTAAAAAGTTAGAAAGGGAAAAACCCGATTCTATTCGTGATTATGAATATACTAGAGGCAATCTTTATTCATTAATAGAAAAAGGACAAGAGGCACTTGATAGTATTTTAGAAGTTGCACAAGAAGGTCAACAACCAAGAGCATATGAAGTTGTTAGTCAATTACTTAAGAATGTAGCAGACACAACTGATAAATTGATTGATTTACAATTAAAGACAAAAGAATTAAATGCAGAAGAGAAAAAGGGACCATCAACTGTAAATAATGCTTTGTTTGTTGGTTCTACTGCAGAACTACAAAAACTCTTAAAAAATGGAATTAATCAAGATAATTCTAAATAGTAAAAAGTTCTAGGATATGATGAAGACTTTTCATACATGGATTTCCGAAGCCAGAAAGAAAAAACTTTCTGATGAAGAGATTACTAGGATGTATAATGCGTTGTCAAGTGACGCACATGTGAATAAGATTAAAAAACAAAAAGAGGATTCAATTGATATGCAACATCAAAGACGTACTTCTCCTAGAAGACCTACTAATGAAGGTTATCTTCGCATTCAAGAAAGAGGTAGAACATATAGTATTATGTTGAACTGGAGAGGAAAACCAATTCAATTATACATGTTCTTTTCTAAGTTTACTAGACCAACAAAGGCAGAAATTACTTTTGAAGTAAGAAAGGCATATCCAAACGCTACAGTATTATATTTTGATCCAGCACCTAATGATCCAACTAAACCGTTAATGTTTGCTGGAGAAAGTTAATAGATCATGTCTGACAACATATATCTGGGTAATCCTAATTTAAAAAAGGCAAATACTCCAGTTGAATTTAATGCAGAACAAATATCTGAGTTCATCAAGTGTAAAGATGATCCAGTTTATTTTGCTAAAAATTATATTAAAATCGTAAACGTTGATGAAGGTCTTGTCGGATTTGACATGTGGCCTTTTCAGGAGAAGTTAATACAAAGATTTCATGATAATAGATTTAATATTTGTATGATGCCTCGACAGACTGGTAAGTCTACGACATCGGTATCATATCTGTTACATTATGCAATATTCAATGATAATGTAAATATTGGTATTCTTGCTAACAAAGCAGCAACTGCACGAGATCTACTTGGTAGATTACAAATTGCTTATGAGAACTTACCGAAATGGATGCAACAAGGTATTTTGACTTGGAACAAAGGTAGTTTAGAACTAGAGAACGGTTCCAAAATCATGGCAGCATCTACATCTGCTGCTGCTGTTCGAGGTATGACCTTTAATATTATATTCTTAGACGAATTTGCTTTCGTACCGAATCATATTGCAGATGACTTCTTTAGTTCAGTTTATCCTACTATTTCATCTGGACAATCTACAAAAATTATAATTGTATCCACTCCCAAAGGTATGAATCACTTCTACCGAATGTGGCACGATGCAGAGAATGGTGAGAGTGATTATGTTCCTACTGCTGTTCATTGGTCTGAAGTTCCTAATAGGGATGAGGAATGGAGACTTCAAACTATTAAGAACACATCAGAGCAACAGTTTAAAGTTGAGTTTGAATGTGAGTTCTTGGGATCTGTTGATACATTAATTGCACCAGCAAAATTAAAATCTCTTGTATATGATAAACCAGTAACATCTAATAGTGGTTTGGATATCTATCAACCACCAATACCAAAGCATGATTATGTATGTACTGTAGATGTGGCAAGAGGAGTAGGAGAAGATTACTCTGCATTTATTATATTTGATATTACAGAGTTTCCACATCAGGTAGTTGCGAAGTATAGAAATAATCAAGTCAAACCTATGCTTTTTCCTAATGTAATATATGAAACTGTAAGAGGATATAATAATGCATTTGTATTATGTGAAGTAAATGATGTTGGAGATCAAGTTGCGTCTATATTAAATTTTGATCTTGAGTATATTAATCTTCTTATGTGTTCTATGAGAGGAAGAGCAGGTCAAGTAGTTGGACAGGGATTCTCAGGTAATAAAACTCAGTTTGGAGTTAAAATGTCCAAAACTGTTAAAAAAATAGGAGCATTAAATTTAAAACAAGTAGTAGAAGCAGACAAAGTATTATTTAAAGACTATGAAATTATATCAGAATTAACTACCTTTATATCAAAAAGTAATTCATTTGAGGCAGAAGAAGGATGTAATGATGATCTTGCTATGTGCTTAGTAATATATGCATGGTTACTTCAACAACCATATTTTAAAGAACTTACTGATCAAGATGTAAGGAAAAGATTGTATGAAGAACAAAGAGATCAAATAGAACAAGATATGGCACCTTTTGGGTTCATTAGTGATGGAACAGATGAAGTCTCATTTGTAGACCCAGAAGGAGATCGTTGGTATACCGATGAATATGGAGATAAAGGTGGCGGTATGAATTACATGTGGGACTACATGTAAGATTGCATGTAAGGAATGGTAATTTATAAATATTTTTAGATAAAATGAACAGATCTAGAGGAAAAGAGACATGTCGCTTAACTTAGTATCTCCTGGAACCAAAGTAAGGGAAGTTGACTTAACTATTGGTAGAGTGGATGGTATTAATGACCAGGTTGGAGCATTTGCAGGACCATTTGAAAAAGGACCTGTAGAAGTACCAACTTTAATAGAAACCGAGCAAGATCTTCTTGCTACTTTTGGTGAACCACAAACTACAGACGCTCAATACGGTTATTGGATGAGTGCATCGTCTTATCTTTCCTACGGAGGAACTTTAAGAACTGTAAGGGTAGATAACACTAATTTAAAAAATGCTGGTGTTGGAACAGATGGAACTTCTGCTGCCAATGTCAAAATTAAAAATTACGAAGATTACGTAAACAATTATTCTTCTGCTACTGGTTGGTTAGTAGCAGCAAAGTATCCAGGGAGGTGGGCAAACAACCTTAAAGTTTGCATGATTGACTCTAAGGCAGATCAAATTATTTCAGTTGGTACTGGAGTAACTCCTGGAATGGTTGGTCTGGGTGTAACACAAGCACTTGAGGGAAGAGTAGAAATCGGAGCAGGTACAACTAGTGCTGCTACTGGATTCTTAAGAGGTGTTATTACTGCTGTAGATACGACAAAACATCAACTTCATGTTAAAGTAACAGATAAAGTTTCTACTGGTAATACTTCAACTGCTGTTCACTATGCTCAAGGTGGTACAACTGCATTTATTGCACCATCTACAACCACAACGAGTTCAAGTTTAGGAATTGCAACTGTAACTGGTGTAACGAATGAAGCATTTGACGCATCTATCAGTGGTATTGCAACAGCAAACGTTGCTATAGGAGACGTTGTTTCTACTGCTGGAACTGCTGTAGTTGCTTCTAACACAAAGGTTGTTGGTATTGGTGTAAGTATCATTTCAGTTGATAAAGCAATTACTGGTATTGCAACTGCTGGTGATGCTGTAGTATTCACATTTACTAGAACTACAACTAGTTCTTCTACTGTAAGACCATTAAAAGTTGTAACTACCGCAAGTGCAACTGATGCAACATTTAATACTACTGATAGTATATTAGATTGGTACGATCAACAGACTTTAGGACTTACAAACTCAACAGTATACTGGAAGTCTATTGCAGATAGACCTTCAACTTCTGAATATGCCAAAGATAGAACTGGTAGAAATGACGAAGTTCACATAGTTATTGTTGATGATGATGGAAGTGTAACTGGAACTGCATCAAATATTGTTGAAAAATTTGTTGGTCTTTCTAAAGCAGCAGATGGTAAAGTATCTCCATCTGAAGCAAATTACTATAAGGATCAGGTTTCAAAATCTTCTTCTTATATCTACAACGGTGGTCAAGATGATGATGCTGTTTTTGGTGGATTAACTCCAACTGCTAATAGTACCAATTGGACAGCAACTTCAAATGCAAACTGGGGTAGCAATGCTCAAGGTGTTACTTATTCTGTTCTTGGTAACAAGACA